TATAATATCTTATGACGGCTTATCGTATCAGAGCTAGTATGGGAGGACAGTCTATTGATCATGTAGTCAATGCTGCCACTAGTAAAGAAGCGATACTTAAGTTGTCGGAATTAGTGGGTGATGGTTTAGTTGAAGTAGCCAATGATGGTTTTACTGGCAACACTGTACCCCACATAACTTATGAGGAACTTAAAAATGAGTCCGAAGAAGATAGAACTGTTGAGAAAACTTCAACATCTAGAGCATAAGTGGTCAGCAGAATTAATGACCCACGGTGGATGTAATACTGATATGCTTCAGATTGAATTCGATATTAAGTCTACAAGAAATAGTCTTAAGTATCAGGATGTACAAGAAAATTTAGCTAAAGCCAGTTAATTTTTCTTAAGTTTTAAAAAAGGAAACTTTTTACTTAGGGCATCTGTCGGCTTTTTAAACTCATAATGGTTTATAATTTTAAATAACTTTTCTCTCTTAGCTACTGCGTAAGGCAAAAATAATTTAGCTAAGTGTAAAGCTTTTTGATGTGAGCATCTCCATCTCCACTGATCTTTTTTACCTAATGAACCTTTACCTATTCCTTTGAAATGAATAGAACCAACTTTAACAATATCATAAAAGTTTTTTATACAATCTAAATCAGTCATTGCAATTTCCATTGCTACATTCCATTTTAAATAAATTTTATTTGATTTTATTTTTTTACATTTATATTGTGCGTAATTTATATTACCTTCACCATCAAATAATCCTGCAGCATAAGCAATCATATCCTGGTTATTGTGTGGAATGTTTTTATTATTTAGCATCTCCCCAACTTTCTCCAAGTCCATAGTCAACTACACTTGGTACTTTAAATTCAATTGTGTTTTGCATTAAAGCTTGTATCTCTTTTGCATGTGCTTCATCCTTAATATTAAAACAAAGTTCATCATGTATTTGTAACATTGGTAGATGACCAGCATTATAACAATCTAACATTGATTGTTTTGTTTGATCAGCTGAAGATCCTTGAATTAATCTGTTTAATGCTTTGTAGGTATATGCTCTTTTAATATTATCTTTACCATACTTGGCTACTGCATCTTCATATTTTTCTGCCTGATGTAACCCAAAGTCTCTTGTTTCCCACATATCAAATCTACATTTTCTACCTTTTTTAGTTCTAATAACTCCTTTTTCATCTGCTGCATATTTACATCTATCTGAAAGTTTTTTAACAAATGGTACTTTTTTATTATATTTAATAATTAATTCATTGGCTTCATCTTTACTAACACCAAGAGAATTTGCTAATTTGTTTTTACCCATTCCATACATTAAGCCTAAGCCAATTGTTTTTGCTTGAGTTCTATCTATACCAACTAGATCTGCAACTGTTTGATGAAAGTCTGCACTAGCATTTTGATAAGCTTCTACCAATTCATTTGATCCTTCATAACCATCTCCAATAGAAGCTGCATAATGTACAGTCATTCTAGGTTCTTGTTGAGAATAATCAAAACTTCCCCATTTATGCCCTTCTTCTGGGATAAAGAGACTTCTTATCTTGGGACCGAAATCTTTATTTCTAGATGGTACTTGTTGTAAATTTGGATTACTCATTGAAAGCCTACCAGAAACAGTCCCTCCATTATCTCCTCTTAACTGATTTATCTCTCCATGTATTCTCCCATTAACTTGGTATTTCATAATAGAGGATAAAAAAGTTCCATGAAATTTGTTCACTTCTCTTGCACTTACAATTAGTTGTGCTATTTTGTTTTTATTATTAATCAACCAATTTTGTGTAAAGGAAGGTTCTTTTGTTTTTTCGGTTCTTGGATATTCTAACTTCAATTTGTCAAAAGCTTTGGCAATCTGGCGGGGTGCCCAAATATCTATTTCTATTCCTGTTTCTTTCTGTATATCCAATAGTATTTCTTTTTCTTGGAGCTTCATTTCTTTTTGTAATTCTGCAGCTTTTTCCACTCGGACTCTCACTCCTCGTTGACGCATCTTTATTAATATCGGAAGCAGTTGCTGCTCCATTTCCCATACAGTAGTTAAACTCTGCTGCACTATTTCGTGCTTGAATCTTTGCCATAACTTTAATGTAAGCTCTGCATCTTGTTCTGCATAATAACCAACATGCTCAGCTGGTAACTTCCACATCTCTGCCTTTGGATCTATACCATGTGCTGCTGCAGCTTCTCTTAGTTCTGTCTCTGCTTTTATTTCATTAAGATAATCTACAGATAATGCATTCAAAGAATATGAAAATCTATTCTCATTTATTAGTGCGGCTGCAATCATTGTATCAACTATAGGTCCGTTGACCGTGATTCCAGATGCTGCTAACCAACCTACATCATATTGAGCATTATGAAATATTTTAGTATTAGGTAAAGCACATACATCTTTCATATATTTCTTTACTTGTTCAGGAATCATGTTGCCACCACCTAGATGACCAAATGGAAAATAACCTTTCCATCCTTCAACGGCTACTGCAAACCCTACAATTTCACCTTTACCTAAAGCCCAACCAGCTCCAAGTCTTTGATTAATACCATCGTCCCTAGTCTCTAAGTCAATAGCGATTTCTTTGTAACCAGATAAATCTTTATATTCATTAGGTGTGTTCCACATTGATTTTTTAAAAGTAAGTGTTAACTGTAATCCGTTACTCATTGGCTATTTCCTTTTAACAGTGTTCTAACTACTGTTGTTGCTGGGTTTAGATCCAAGTCTTTTATGCACCCCATCAATAAACTGCTTGACAGCACAAGAACCACAATAGTAAATTTTGTTTTCGATAATAACTGCATCTTTATCACACTTTGAACATTTAATTTTTTTGTTTGCTTTCATCCTTACGATCTTTGAGATGTTTAATTTCTAGATCACAATAATGTTTGATCTTTTCTAAATCTTCTAATGGTTTACCTTTTGCTAAGTATCTACATACATATTTTATGATATTAGCTTGAAGTGGATTTAAATTATTTTTTCTTATAAATGTCCAGGGTTGAATCACAAACTGCTTATAATGAGATCCTCCAATTTGTTTATCATTAGGAAAACTTTCATCAAACATATTTTTACTTGGCATTTTTCTCCTGTATATAAATTAAATAGTCTTGTCCAATCGGATAGTTAAACTTATAGTCAGATCTTAGTAAATGTAAAGTTTTTCTTGCTCTAGTTGCACCAGTATACCAAACCTTTCTTTCATCACTTTTTTCTTTTTTATTTTTATGTTTGTAATCAGATGGGTAATTACCCTTACCATAAAGCACAACATGATTAGCTTCTCCACCTTTGACACTATGAATTGTATCAATTGTTATTAACGGATCTTTATCTAATTCTTTCTGTCCATATCTCCTAAGTAATCTTATAAAGTGTCTTACTTGTCTTGGTTTAAAATTTCTTCTTAATATCCAATACCAAGGTTTATTTTTTTGATCATCTTCTAAAGTTAATCCACACCACTCTTTTAATGTTTGAAAATTATATTCTCTAAAGTCTGGTTCTTCTCTCCAAAATTTATCTAATCTATAAGCAGGATCTTCTAGTTCTCTAATGTATTTATACATATTTCTAGCAGCCTTCTTATCAATACTTTTATCTTTTGTAATTGAAGTCCAAGCTTTAATTGCTTCCCACTGTTTCTGATCAAAACATTTTGTGCCCTTATTATCTTTGTAATAAAGACCCGCATCTTTGGCTAACATTCTAAGTTCATTTACAGTTTCATTGATACGTCCTAATATGTACCAATCTTCATTAAATGTTTCAAAAGGTATTTCTTTAAATGATAAGTAAGCTTTAACAAATCCTTTACTTCCTCCCGGTAGGTATTCTTTTTCTTCACTATCACTAATACCTCTTCTAATTACTTGTGAGAATCTATGTATGGCTTCACCGAATCTCTGAGTTCTCCTTAACTTTACTTTACGACCAGGAAAGAATTGAGTAAAATATTTTGGGTCAGCTCCATTCCATTTATATATGGCTTGATCATCATCTCCTGCTAAATATATTCTATCTACTTTAGATGCCATCTTATAAATGACAGACCATTGAAGAGGTGTGCAATCTTGAGCTTCATCTAATATTAAAACTTTAAGTGATGGAAAGTCTACTTCTTTAATAGCTCTCTCAATCATATCATCAAAATCTATAAATGATCTTTCTCCCCCACCAACTTTGTAATGTTCATAAGTGCTTATCTTTCTTAAAAAAACAGTTAGCGAATCTCTTTTATAAGCTTCTTGTTTGTAAGCTTCCTCTGGAGTTATTAATAAGTTTCTAGCTTTACTATATACACCTAATGACCAATCCTTATACATAAAGTTATCATCGGCTAATCTTTTATCACTTGATTTAATAACTTTAGTTTGAAGTGCAAAATCAATTGTACAATCTTTAGGATCAAATACTTCTTCAGGAAAATATCTTCTACAATATGTATGTAATGTTTTAAATCTAGAAAAGTCTTCAGTAGTATAGTTTGGAAAAGATTCCATTGCTCTTTTAACTGCAGTGTTTACTGCTTTGTTTGTGAAAGATAAGTAAGCTATCTCTTGTGGTCTAATACCTTTTCTTAAATAACTTTTTAAAACCTTTTCAATTAAAGTATAAGTTTTACCTGTACCGGGTGGACCAAAGATCTTTATAGTTTTACGGTAAAGATCTTTTAATATTTTAAGTTCTAAACTTTCCTGTGTGGAATTCTTCATCCATCTCCGATACTGTTTTCTTTTCTTTTGGTTTAGTTGCTTTTTTATAATCTACAAACTTAGGCATTTCTACAGACCATACATTCTTAACACCTTCATGATAATCTATTCTATCACAACCCAATAAATGCATAGCCTCTGCTGCACTTTTAAATGTTTTATCATTACCTAAAAACTTTTCAAATGTAATCTTTTTAAAATAACAAACATTAGTTTTAGAATCTAAGACAACATAATTATCTTGTAATTTATCGAAGTCATCTTCCTCAATGTGGCTTTCAAAGAATTTTTTAAGAAAATTATATTTCTCTTCTCCTAGTGTATCTTCAAATTTCATCTTCTCATTCTCTACTGCTTTCTTAACTATTGTAGAAATAAGCATTTCAAAAGGGGATGGACCACTTCTAGGTCTAGGTAGTGTTACCCAATAGATACCATATCTTAAAAGTTTTACTCTAAATGATTTCTCATCTTTCATATCCTCAGGGCTAATGACTATTTTTTCTCCTTGAAATTTAAATGAATACTCAATTGATTTTGTACTTCTAATAAATTCAATATCCTCAAAGTCATCTATTAGGTCTGGTACTTGTGAACCAATACCAAGTTTTCTAAACTTACATAAATCCTTATTACATATTGGAGTAATAGCCCCAAGCTTAGGAGGACACTTATAATTATAATCTTTTTTAATAACAGATTTTGCTACAGAGTTATCTATCTCTCTGGGATCCATTGGAGTAACAAATATCTCTTGGTTTCTTTTTTGAAGTATTGTTCTCATTTCTTCAATAGTAATTTTGCCATCAGACTTTTTCATTTCAAGAACACCAACATTGTAAAGTAAATCATTACGATGATTGCCTGACCATTTATCCATAATCATTTTTTGGACACAAGGTGGATAATGTTTCCAATCCTCTTCTGGTTCATATTCTTTTACTTTTATATTTTGTAATTGTTCTAAAGATAAAGTTTTCTTTCTAATTATTTCAATGAAGGTTCCAATCATTACTGGAGTATTTGATTCGTTATATGCAAACTCAGTAGTAGCATTCATATTGAAGTAAGGCATATTCATGCACTTGTTCATTGGAAATACTTCTAATGCTTGAAAGAAATTTTTATTCCATTCGTGTAATTTTTTAAGAACATCCTTAACTGCATACCAACCGTCTAAAAATAAAAACAAGTGAAGCCCACCTGACTTAGATCTAACTGGTACTAAGGGTAGTTGGTTATCTCTTACAATATCTATAACTTTTTTTTGTGAATAATCTTTGTAACTTTGTGGATCTATATCAATACAACCCCATCTACATAGATCATCCTTTTCAGGTTTAATACCTATTCGTTTCGTACCTTCTAAATGTTCCTTCCAAATTTGAGGAGTAACTGGTTCGTGGACCGTGAGTGTTTGGCCTACTGTCTTGCCCCGTTCATCTACCTCTCCAGTTAGAGAGGTAGTAATGAACAGTTCAGAATTACCCTCAAATATTTTTAAGAGCTCCTGTTCCATGATTAAAACGGAACGTTAGTTTTATCTGGACTATTATTTCCTTGTGCTTGATTTTCTTGAGCAAAATCTACTTTACCAAAAATATCACTCTTCATAGCACTTTGGTAGAAAGCTTGAGTTGTCTC